AAGTGTTTGTTGGGTCAGTTCGTCTTGACCCCCGTGCTGTAACCGATGGGAATTAATTGCGCCCAGCCACCGATCACAACTTTCAGCATATATCGCCCCATCCATATCTGTAATGGGAATTCCAGCAGGAACTAGCCGACTTGCGACAGCTTGTGCAGTCCTTTTGGAATAAGCGACAGTCTGAACATTATATTTTCTTACATAAGGTGCAATATCGTTTGCAACCGCTAAATCATTGATTGAATAATCATTTGACCATGTATGGAGTAAAACTAAATTAAATCTTTCTCCCGGCAGCTTTTGAGTTGCTACTAAAGCACCAAATTTACGATCTGGACTTAAATCTAATCCAAACCAAGTTTCTTTGTCAGGATCTAATGGTATTGGGTCAGTTTTACACAATTCCCATTTTTGTGCATCAATTGCAGAATTGATTGTATCTACCCATTGACATAAAACTTCGGTTCGCACAATATCAGGTGGATCATTTATTACAGCTTTAATGTTATCTGGATGAATTGTTATACCAAGCGAAGGGTTGGCTTGAGCGAAGGCTGGCCAATTGATTTCACCCGACGGAAGGGTAATCGGTGCATCTGGCTCGGCACTCCATTCAAACCAACCGATCGTATCGGAGGGGTTCACGCTGGCTGCGATAGCGCGTTCCCTAAGTTTGTTTAGAATAACTGAATGTTGATCTCCGGCATTTGAATAAATCCATACTTGCGGATTTTTTGAAGCCATCATTGTGTATCGCATTGATGACCAAGCATCCTCATCTTTGTATTCTCTTAACTCATCAAGATGAATGCTAGATGGTGCAGAAATTCCTCGAGATGCGTTGTTTGCAGCTTTTACCACAAACCTGCGACCACCCTTTAATTCCATTTCCTCAGCACCATGTTGCCATCTAATCTTTTTTACCTCAGATGCTAATTTGTCATTTGATTCTATTATGCCAACCATCTGTCTAAATGTTTCAAGTGATGTAGTTAATCTATGAGCTGATGAGAGCTGTAAGTTTTCGCCCCATACAAACATGCCAGTCAAAACCCTAAGCATCATAAAGGTGGACTTTCCGGACTGCCTTGCAATTACGAGTCCGCATTCTGAGTGATGGTATCTACCATCTGGCTTAACCTTATGACCATGAATTGCAACAAATTCTTGCCAAGGCATCAACGGCATACCGATTTCTTTAGCGAACTCAATCATTTCATGACCTTTAGACGGCAAATCGTTCAATTGTGAGTGAATTCGTGGAGTTTGCACACCTCCTAAAATCGATTCATCCTGATCTGAAAGGATCTCTCCAGTTTTAAGATTAATCAAATCGATCCAGTCTGATCGTGGGCGATCGAGGTGTTTTGTGGGTTAGAAAAGGAAAGGGGGGTCGGTGGTGTTCTATGCCGCACAAAAAACCGCCCGCCTTTTGAATAATTACACTTAGAACAGCTTGGGACTAGGTTGTCATCACTATCATTACCGCCTAGCCTTCTTGGTATTACATGATCGACAGTTGTAGCTTCTTGCCCACAGTAAACGCAAATGTATTGACCTTGCCTTAAGATGCGCTCTCTAATTTTACGCCATTGTCTAGTGCTACCACTATCTCTTAATGCTGACTTACCCATCAATACCAACCCTTAGCCTTATGGTGTGCGAGCGCAGTGCAAGCACATCCATTGTATCTTGCATTTATATATTTCAATCCATTATCAATCTGTTTAATAGGATCTTTCTCTTTAGATTTAAGTATCTGAAACAATCCATAGGCACTTGATTTAGGATTCTTGGCTTTGTAATTCCATCTTGATTCTTTATATACAATTTCATCAAGACAATAGAATTGTTCAAAGTTGTAATCCATTTTATGAAATGTAATTTGTTTTAATGTATTAACCTTAATGGTTTGAGATTCAGCTGTATCTAAAGCAAAGGTTTGTAAAACAAACAGAGCTCCCCCGACTAGCCAGCACCTCGCGAGCTGAGCCTTACGGGCTCGCGTTTTTGCCTTTAGGGCAAATACTTGCCTAGAGCGTATCATATGTGTCAATACCTACCTAACATAATCGCAGGTCAGACGGCATGTCATGACCCGTAAATCATCTGTTTCATTCCATGTTTGATCGTAACCGATTTCTGTCATTTGGTTTTACCTGCCCATCCATCACCCTTAAATGAGATTCCCGGAGCTGTAAATATCCTTGCCATAGCAGTCTTACATTTAGGACAATCTAAGCCTGAGTCATCCTCTTTGTAAGTCCGATAAACTGATCCATAAGTGCCGCATTCTTTGCAGCTGTATTCATAATTAGGCATTACTTTGCTCCAATCAAATTACATGTGTGGCAAGGCATTTCCTTAAACTGCCAAGATCCACACTTATCACATCTGCTTATATCTGAGTCAGGAACAGATAAAGCCTCAACTACATTCTTAACCCCAACACATCCACAATCCATGCACTGATAAACCTTAAAACCATCAGGCATGTCTATTGCATCAAGCCACAAGAATTCTGTGGCTCTTTTGCAACCATTACACTTAAAGCTAGTTGGGCTTGTCATAATTAATCAATTCGTGGCATTTGAAGCATGTGCCATCCTTAAAGACTCTATCATCATCGCAAACCTCGCATTTAATAATTGATTCCTCAAGATGAACACCTTTATCATCCATGACTACCTGAATGCCCTTACCATTAATAAATGCTATATATCCCATTACTCCATCCCTTCAAAGAACCAATGGCCATTAGCAGTCATTTTTGCCCATTTAGCATGTTCGGTAACTTTGCCTTTGCAAACATAACCATAATAAGGCTTGCCTGTTTTAGAGATACCTTGTTTAAGAATATGACCATGCTCGCAAGCAGGTGGCTCTTTAGGTGTTGAACTGCCTATTGCATCAACTGCTTCGGCAACCGACCAAGCCTGTGGATCATCTTGCTTATTCTCAACTGCAAATGAAGCTCTTAAAGCATCCTCAACAGCTGCGGATTTAGTGCCGGGCGCACCATAACGCCTTTCCTGTAATTTCTTTTCATATTGATTAGGTTCAGACTTTTCAACCTTTTTCATGTCATCCTTTGTGGCTGTTTTGTCAGATCCTTTTAATAAAATAATTGCTCTACCTAATGCACTGGTCGCAGTATCCTCAACATAAAACTTTTTCATGTTTTGAATATAAGTTTCCCTTGATCCAAAAGCCACATTAGATACAGCTGGATGTGTATTGTCTTGATCTCTCCATAAAGTAGCTTGAATTAAAATGTAACCCTCTTTTGGATCGTGGCTAATTACCGATAAGTCAGATCGACCCAACGGAAAATTTTGAATAAACCATTTATTCAAAGTTGCCACATCCTCATAATCATCTAAGTTAAAACCCATTATCTATTCCTTCCATTCAAAATCTTGATCTTGGACTGCTTCGAGGACTGTCCTATAGATAGCACCATAGGCGACAAAGTCTTTAATTGAGTCGTAATGATCTGGAGTTTCAGTAAGCCTAGAAACCTTGACCAACGCCATACATAAAGCAGCTTGGTGTGGTGTGATTGGGTAATCAAGATATGCACTCCACAATCCTGCGATTCTTTTGTGATTGTAGTATGGATGTCCATAGACACTTCCGCGCTCTTGGATTGTAATAATGACCTCATTTAGCAAATCCTCAGTTTTTGTCATAATCGAAAACCTGCTCTAACTTCATTTTTCTTATACGCTCTTGGTGTTCTAAGCTAGCACGCCACCCATCCTGACGGCCTGACCAATAACCATTTTCGTAGTGTTCATTATTTGTGTGCTTTATTGTCCACCATGCAACTGCCATGCTTCCTGCAATTAATAACCACATTCCTAGTATTTCCATGCTTGCTCCCTTATTGCTTTTGGAACGACAACAGGATCTCTGTCATCGATTACTGTATATCTTGCACCTGACGGATGGATTGATGGCGCAGCAGCTACATATCCTTTGAACTTAATATCTATGCCATCAATTAACTTGCCACGATAGGAGTCGCTTGCATTTGCTTTGTAATACAAATGAAATCCATCTCCAGTTTGGACTGTATATGTTGGCGTAAACTCAGGTAATAATTCGCCACCATTACGGAAATCAATATCAAACACCACTAAGCCAGATGTCTGGCAAGCAATACCGATATTTATCTTTGGATCAAAATCAAACCAAAAGTCAATTAGTTTGATGTCAGTTGTTGCTGATAGATAAGCTCTTTTGCATAGCTCAAAGTGTGGGTCTTTTTTGTTTGCCTGTAATGGCATAACAGCCCATCCACGATTAGCATATTCAAATGCAGCTTCTCGATTGTCTACTGCTAGTTTCATGTCGCTCCCTACATGTAGCACAATTTGTGCCTTGCATGTAGTATGAATTAAATCAAGGTTATTTGGTAGGTCGTTTACGGCGTGTTTTATAACGATTAGATAACGCTGATATCCTCAAAATCATCGATATGGTCATCAATCGTGCGAACCCTAT